TTTTGGTCATTTAATTCTGGATATTTCTCAGCCTCTACTTTAGCTAAAGTTTTTCTTACTTTAAAAATTTTTGCAACATCAACTACAGTTTCTGCTTGAATATAAAATGTTTTTGAGTTTAATACTGATATAATAACACCTTTTATTTCACTACTATCATTTAATATAATTAATCCATTATCACCTCTATTAAAAATATTATTATCAACAGTAGTGATAGAATAAACAAAACTTGAGTTGTTTATAGTTTCTACTTCGTTTATATTGTAAGTAGGTGTAATATTAAAAATCCAATTATTTCCAAACTGTCCTTTTACATTACTTCCAAGAGTTTTTACTCTAATAGTATCACCAACATCACTATAAGTAACTGGTGATGAATATTTAAGATCTTGTAGAACACCTGTTACTTGAAATTTAATTTTAACTGTTCCTACACCAACATAACCATAAGCATGATCATTAATTCTTATATTTTGCTTAGATTTAATATTTTGACTAACTCCAGAACATCCGAAGAATTGATTTAACGATTTAGACGTATAATCAATATTAAAAGTTGTTCCGTTATCATTATCTACAGACAAACTTCCAGATTGAGCAAATCCAACTGTAGAATCTACATCAAGAACAGTATCTCCAATAGAAGCTTCTGTTATAAGTTTTGTTGAGGGATGAATAGAAAATTTTCCAAATCCAGTAATATTATTAGTATCAAAATCATAATCTAAACTTAATCTATAATAAGTTTCAGTTCCTCTAATAATTTTTTCAACATTATTTACAGATCCCCTTGCACCATTAGCAGTAGAAGTGAAATCTTGAAATATAGTCTGATTAATAAGATCTTCAGGATTTCCCTCAATAGACCTTACAACTAATTGCTTAGATACTTGATATTGTGCATCTGATGGAGTAAATAGATAATCTCTTGGTTTAATTACTTCAACATCTTTACCATAAAGAGCTCTGAACAATATTTCATAAGAATCATCTGTTCCTTTAGATGAATAGAAATCTTTTGCTTGTTTTATAAAAAGATTCTTATTAATTTTAGAACTTAATTCCCTATTTTCAAATCCAGGAGTTACTTGCTTTTTAAGTTTATTAAAAAATTCTTTTAAAAATAAAACACTTAAATTATTAACTACTTCTCCTGAAGAATGAGTTGAAATTCCACTAGTAGAGAAGACAAGCTCATCTGGATTGTCATTAGACCTAAACGAGGTGATTCCACTAAATCCTCTTACACATCCAGTAAAAGAATTAGTAGTTATTCCCGTATATGTAATAATTTCAGAATCAATCTGAATTAAACCATAACTTTTAGGAAAACCGAGTGTAGTATCAACATTAATCGTACTATCAGAAACTTTTACATTCTCTGAAAGATTAGTAGAATCAGTAAGGTTTGTTAGATTATCAACTTTAATATATTGATCAATATTTTTAACAATATCTAAAGTCGATCCTTGCCCCTCTAAAGAAAGGTAATATTGTGATAAAAATTCACCAACTAAAGGAAAATCACTCCTAACAAAACTAGGAAGTTGATTATCTACTAAAGAGCTGATTTTTACTCTGGATTCTACTGACATTTTATATTTTTAGGACTTAGTAACTGGATGATGTAGAGGAAACTGTTCCTGATTGAGTGATATTTGGACTCCCTAAGATATATCTATTCAAGTTTAAGGAGGGGTCATTTCTTCTAACAATACTTCCACCACTGTAACTAGAAGTTGCTGTATATAACGTTCCTGAAGGGTTAGCTCCAGATGCAATATTATCTTCCATCATAGTTAACCTACTATTACTTATGTCTAGTTGTAGGTATAAATCTTGTAAACCAATCACATCATTTGATATTGGGCAAGCAGAAACCTCAATAATAGGTTCTCCTTGGACAGATATATCAGTACTGATTATATTTAAAGGATTAACCATAATTTCACCTTTTATATAATCAACACTACCTGCATAATCTCGAACTATTGCTGCTTGATTATTATCATCTAACTTAAATAGAATCAATCTTCCATATCTAGAGGATGTTCCATACATTATATTACCTGGAAGATCCGCAAAATAAAGAGTTTCTGCTATTCCACTTACCATAAAACCAGATGATTTAATATTATATCCATAATTGTTCTTAACATAAAATGGATTTCCAAAACATAATTCATATTCAACAGTTTGATTTAACCTTGCCCTCAAATCCCTTCTAATATTAACGGTAGTAATATTGGAAGTTACTGCATCATGACTAGAATCTACTATATTTTGGAATTTACTAAACTTAAATTTAGCACCATATTTGTTTAATTGTGATGAATTAGCATAAGTATTCACATTTTCCGATATAATTGCCTTTACAGCATTTCCACTATTAGCTAAATTTGGATTATAATATGCTGTAGTATGTAATTCGACGTAAATATACTTAAGATCTTGAATATGTGGTACAATTCCAGCAACAGAATACTTTCTAAGTATGTTTTTTAGGTTCTGTTTGATAGATGTTGGCACATAAGGACCGTAAAAGGGTTTTATAGTGATAAAAACCTTACCATATTGAGGTGGATTTAGTTCTTCACCTCCAAAAACGGAAACAGATTGGGTTTCTGGGTAAATTTTAGGTATAAGTGCTTCATAATCAGCAGCAGTTACTGCTCTATTTTGAGAAGCATAGATTCTAGGTGCATAATTTTTAATTGAGTCAACCGATTCAATATCCTTACCACCCTGAGAACTTATATTTGAGGTAAGTAATGATATTCCTGTACTTATTAAATTATTGTTATTATCAACGATTCTACCTGCATATGTAAAGGAGGATACTCCATTACCATCAGTTCCATTTGTTTTTGTATACGAAACTTCAATAAAATTCAAATCTTTGAGTTTTTGACCAAATACCCCATCACCAAAAATTAATTCATACCTTTGATCCTCAATTTCTTGAATAAAGAAGACTTTAGAGTCAGAAGTAACGTCTATTAGACTATCATTAACATTATATTTTACTGCAGATGTGCTAGATTGCGTATCTCGGACTGAAACACTAATTGTTGACGTATCTATATCGGAATTTGGAAGAATAAATCTCTGTTTTTCGTCATTTTCGTTAAAAGTGAAATTATTTGTTAAAAATGAACCTTCATATATGTCAATATTGTTAAAAACTGCAATTCCATTGACTACAGGAACCGTAATATCGTCAGGAATCGTAAAAGAGTAACTTTCACTGCCAAAAGTTGAAGAAGAATTAGCAAATAATCCTTTTTTTATCGTTAAAGAGACGGGATTTGTGGTAAAATTATTCGTATTTACCAAAAAAGAGATTTTTGCGGTAGAACACTTCTTTGAAGTCGGTAAATATCCAATATTTCTTGCTAATGCAACAACATTTTCTCTTAAAGTTGCACTATCGATGAAAACCTCATTACTAATCATGTTAGCATTGTATGAGGATATGTAAGTATTATAAGCAAGTACGTCAATTACTGCTGAAAGATTGGATCCTTCAAAATCATAGTCGGTAAAATTAGAATTTGCCCTCAGATAGTCCTTAATTGAGACCTTTATCTGATCAAAATCTAAATTTGTAAAGTTTACTAGTGGCATTATCGGGTCGGCTGTAAGGCAAATGATAATTGTTGAGGATCAAGTTCAACTCCTATGATATTATAAGTAACAATTACGTCATAAGTGCTATTATCATAGTCAGGATTTACTTCAACTCTAATAAGTTCAACTCGTGGTTCGTAATTTTCAATAGTAAGTTGAATTTCTTCCCTAATTATTGATGCAGTACCTTGATCTAGGTTTTCAAAAAGGGATTTTGACACCTTAGAACCTAGATAAGGGTTAAAAAACCTTTCTCCAGGATAAGTAAGTACTAAATTCCTGATAGAACGTGCTATAGCATTTTCATTTTTAATAGCAATAAGGTCTAAATTGATTGGATTGATCTTAAATGATAAACTTAAGTCCTTAAACCCTTTACTAATCCTTTCTACAGGCATAAAAGTACCTTAACTTACTTATTTATTAATATAATTTTGACTATTTAGCAATAAAAAAAGCACCTTGGTAGATGCTTTTGTAAATATTCTATTTTCCTTGTCCTCGATACCTCTTTTTTGCCTTATTTCGACTTGTTGCTGAGTATTTGGTATGT